AATCTTCATTTGAGGCTCAATCTCTATTTGTCAGTTCATGGGGTCGATGCCTGACGACTCGAGGGCTAACGTGCCTCGATCGAGACGAACACGTTATTAGGATCCGCCCAACCCTGAGTGAAAGCTCGGTCGGCGGCAGCCTGAGCCCGCTCCCATATGTCCGCGAGTGCGGTGTCATGGGGTTCATCGTCGATCCGAGCGATATAGGCCAGCATGGCTTCGACCGCGTCCGTGTCTTTTAAGACCTCTTCGGCGGCTTCGATGGCGCGTCGTTTGTCGTCATCGTTGTGGCACCCGCGTGAGCCCGTAACGTCGGCGATGGTGATTTGGTTGTGCATGTCTATTGCTCCCTAGGTGCGTTGTGGATGATGGCACCAATGTCGCGGCGTAATTTGAGCCAATGGGCAAGCGGCGCGTAGCTCAATGCGCCATAGGGCGCGGCATCGGGCTCAATACCTTCGGCCAGCATTGGACCTGAAATTGCTACGCGCGACACATCTTTAAACTGGCACGGTCTAAGGTCGATGACCAGGCAGCCTGCGGAGATTGCGTCCGCGAGCCATTTTTGACCATGCGGATAGTCCGCGCAGCCTATGCCGGTGACACTAGCGAAGCCATATTTTAGGTCACCTTGAGGGTCGGGCCGGTATGTGCAGGACAGCAGCCCATCAATCGAGACGGTGACATGACCACCGCTTTTGCGGATCAGGTCGAAACGCTCTTTTTCTTTTTGTTCATCATGTAGCATGTCTATTCTCTTCCTTTCGTCGCGTGGCCATGAGCGGCCGCGTCGATCTTATTAAGCTGGGCCACGCGGGCCCGGTTCACCTGCCTGGTGCCGCAGTCCTGGCATAACAGCCGGCGCCCGGCGGGGATGTAGTAGGCGCGGAACCCGCACTCGACGGTCTCGCGGCAGCCATCGCACGGCCCGGCATAGCGCGCCTGGATCCATAGGCCGCCCGTGTACTGGCTGCAGGTCATGGCACTACCCCCATTGCCTGAGCCGTGGCCATGGCTCGCATCCACGCGTCATGAGCTCGGGCCAGTTCGCTGCCGGGCTCTCCACGCCCGCGTTTCTCGTAGCGGGCGTTGCAGGCTTGCCGGCCGAAGGTCTTGACTAGTTCCGCCTGCCATGCGCTGTCTGCGGCGATGGCTGCGTCATAGGCTTCGCGTTTGGTCGGTGCGGTCATCTTAGAATCCCTTCATTGCTGCGAGTAGGATCGGCGCCAGCGCTGCAGCTAGGCAGACGCCGGCGATAACGAACGTTAAGACGTCGTAGTGGTGCGGTTTCATGCCGTCACCTCATCCGCCGTCTTTGGCTCGAACTGCTCCAACTCGTCGTGTACGCCTGACGCCCAGGTCTCAACGGCCATGCTGAGGTAATAGCAGGCGATGCCAGACCATGACTCGCCCTTGGGCGGTTGCGGGATCTCGCCGAATACGCCCTCGATATAATCAAGCACGTCGTCGCCGTGGTTGTTCATGATGTCGCGGGCCGTGGCATACGTCACCGCGGGCATGTACGCGCCAGATGCACAGCCACCTTGCACGATGGCGGCGACTTCGCTGGGGCTGATGTCCTGATCGATCCAAGCTGGCACGTCGATGTCCAGGCCGGGAATATCTACAATAGGCGTCTCGGTGTTCCAGAGGTCCATTTCATAATCTCCCATAGAGTTAAACAGACTAGCGTTGCGGATTGTGCACGGGGCGCAATGAGATTGCACGTTACAAAGCTGTAATGTTGGTGCGTAACTCATTGCTCCGCAAACACTTTGCGCCAGGAACAACGCGACACATAGCGGGCTATGCGGTGGGCCGGGAGGTTTTGTCGCATAATTTGCATTATGAATACGTGTCCACCTGTTGGATACATAGCAAGCAATGCTCCAAACCATCGCCGGCCAGCGCTCCCGGAGCCCCCCACCCAGGCACTTTCAGGGGAGCAAGTACCTCACTATCCCAATTTAGTGCCCCCTCTCTTTTTCTGTTGACTTCCTGCCGCCCCTAGGTAGGGTATCTGTATTGAGCCCCGAGCCCCCGTGGATATCTTCATTCACGGCGGTTAGGGCAGCGGTTAGGGCCGGAGGGCTGTTATGAGGGATGTGAGTCATGAGCGGTGAGGGTGAGCGGTTGGCGGCGCTGGAGCGGGACGTTGCGAGTCTGCTGCGGCGTGTGGATGGGTTGTCGCAGCGGGTTGGGCGACGCGCTGGTCTGGCGCGCGAGCCGACGGGAGTGATGGTCCTGGCGGCGATCGCGGAGTTGCGGGTGATGCCGGAGGAGTTGTCGCCGACGGATCACGTGAAGATGATTTGGCGTTCCATGTGGGATGCCGGGGTTGGCGGCAAGGGAGGTAGCGATGAGTGAAGACGCGATGGCGGGGGTGTTCCGTCCGGAGCCTGTGATTCGGCTGAGCCGTGACATGAGGGCTGCGGCGGTTGCGCTGGGGGACGAGGAGGCTCGGTTTTTGGTGTCGAGTTATTATAATTTGCAGGGTCACCGGATCGCGAGCGGGAATCAGGTGAAGGCGATCGAGCGCGGGGGTGGGGACGTTCCGCATAGTGTGTTGCTGTGGCTCGCGGCGCAGAACCAGACGCTTGAGGACCAGGTGAAGGGCGCGTTGGATGTTTACACGCGTGGTCACGCTGTTGGGGCGTGGCTGCGCGGTCAGGTGGGCGTCGGGCCCGTGCTCGCGGCCGGGCTTCTCGCTCACCTTGATATTAAGGAGCACGGCGCGACGGTGTGGAAGTGGTACAGGTTTGCCGGGCTGGACCCGACCTCGCGGTGGGAGAAGGGTCAGAAGCGGCCGTGGAACGCGGAGTTGAAGCGGGTGTGCTGGCTGCTGGGCGAGAGCTTGTGCAAGGTGAGCGGTCGGGAGGGCGCGTTCTATGGGAAACTGTATCGGCTGCGCAAGGCGTATGAGACGCGGCTGAACGAGAGCGGGGCGTACCGGGAGCAGGCCGAGGCGCGGCTGCGCACGCGGGCGCCGGGCGGCGACACGGTGGCGCGCAAGGCGCTGGAGGCGGGACGGCTGCCCCTGGGGCAGATCCACGAGCGGTCGAAGCGGTACGCTGTTAAGATGCTGCTGTCCGGGCTGCACATGGTATGGCACTGGGAGGAGCACGGACGCCTGCCGCACCTGCCCTTCGCGGTGGGGCGCGACCGCGGCACAGGGGGCGGCCACATGACGGCGATCGCGGCGCACGGCATCGACGGCGCGCTGGCCCAGGCGTGCGCGGCGGCGGGGTATATCTCCGGCGACGCGGCACTGGAGCACGTCATGGCGTACTGGAAGGTGGGGCCCGAGGCGCTGGTCGTGCCCGAGCGGCCCGAGGACGGGTAGGGGCGGGCAGCGCCCCGGCGCAGGAGCCGAGCGGGAGCCGCGCAGGAGCCGCGCAGGAAAGAGCCGAGTAGGCCGATGAAGCAGATTGAGCGAGCCCGCGCAGGAGAGAGCCATTAGCCCGGATAAAGCGTAACTGGTGAGCCGACCTGGATGATAAAGCACTGGTCACGAGCCGCTAACTATGATGGAGCACCATACACAAGCCGCCATTGCCGATGTAGCGTTACGGTGGAGCCGGGAGTAACGATGGAGCGTAAGCAGCGAGCCTAGAGTGCGGATGCAGCGAAGATTAGGAGCCGATAGCCTGGATGCAGCGAATAATAGGAGCCGCTCACAGCCGTTAGATAGGATGCAGCGCCGAGGATGAGCGGTGGGCGAGGAAACGCATGGCCATGAAAACAAGGCATGGAACGAGGGGCGCCCGTGGCAGCGTACTATAATGAGATCGAGCCCTATGCGGCGCAGTGGCTGCGGAATCTGATGGCGAAGGGGTTGATCCCGGATGGCGAAGTCGATGAGCGATCAATACGAGATGTTCGACCCGACGACCTTAGAGGGTTCACACAGTGCCACTTCTTTGCCGGGCTCGGAGGATGGGCGCGCGCGCTCAGGCTCGCCGAGTGGCCCGACGACCGGCCCGTCTGGACAGGCAGCCCGCCCTGCCAGCCGTTCTCGGTCGCGGGCAAACGCGCCGGAACTGCTGATGATCGGCATTTATGGCCCGACCTATTCCGCCTTCTCCGTTCCGCCCGGCCCCCTGTGTTCTTTGGAGAACAGGTTGCGGCAGCGATTAAGCATGGTTGGCTCGACGGAGTGCGCGCTGACCTGGAAGGAGAAGGTTACGCCTGCCGGGGCTTCATTGTCCCAGCTTGCGCCGTCAACGCGCCACATCGGAGAGACAGGCTGTGGTTTGTGGCCGAGCGCAGCGGTGTCGGACGCCGAGGGCGGGAAGATGCCGCCGCCGGGGACGACGCTGACGGGGCGAAGGCCGGACGGCCGCAAAGCACAAGTGGGGTTGCGGTACGCAGCGCAGAGCATGTGGCCGACCAGCCGGGCAACGGACGGCACCGGAGCGAAGCACCCGCCGGGGAGGCAGGGCGGAATGAGTCTCAAGACGGCGGCGCAACAGGCTATGTGGTCAACGATTCGGGCGAGCGACGGGGAGAAGGGTGGTCCGAACCAGAGTTTCGGCGCGGGCGGGCAACCGCTACCGAGTCAGGCGTATTGGGCGACCGCGACAGCGACGGATTGGCGCTCGGGCAAAGCAAGTCAAGCCACGATGGAGCGCAACGCGAGGCCGTTGAACGAGATGGCGGTAGCGATGTTCCCGACGCCGACAAGTCTGTCGAAGGCCAAGGATGGCAACAACGAAGCGGGCAATTCAGCGGGCCTTGTGGCGATCCGGCGCATCGCAATTTCTGGCACGACGCCGAATGGCTCACAGGAGCAGACGGGAAAGCCCGGCGGGTTAAATCCGGCATTCGTCTGCTGGCTGATGGGGTATCCGCCCGAGTGGGACGACTGCGCGCCTACGGCAATGCCATCGTGCCGCAAGTCGCTGCAGAAATAATCAGGGCTTATATGGAGGCGTCGTCATGTACCACTTAGTGTTTGTGATACAGGTTTATTTTTCGGTGAGTATGCAGGTGATGCCGGGCGAGTATTCGCTGCGCGAGTGCGAGGCTTTGGTCGAGCAATGGCGCAAGCATAGCCGCGACTTGCCGGATGAGTCGGAGATCGACACGCGGGCGATGCTGGGATACTGCGTGCCTGCCGCGGGGTCGGGAAAGGCGTTGGTGCCGGAGGATGCCCGTGGCCGTCGCTAAGCGTCGCATTACAGAGCACCAGGTGAACGTGGACCTGCCTGCGGATGTCGTGGCCGCGCTCGATGAGTTCTGCGAGCGCAACAGGGTGCCGAAGAAGAAGGTGTTTGAGTTAGCGCTCCGGCGCCTGCTGTCCGAGCAGGGCGCAGCGGTCGAGGGACACCCGGTATGAGCGACGACATCGAGCAGGTGGCCCGGAAGATGTATGAAGCAGCGCATGAGGCCCAGATCCTGGACATGCGCGAGCGCGGCGTACCAGAGGCGGCTGTTCTCGCTGTCGCGGCGTTCACGTGGGATAACGCGGGCGACGTTGTGCGGGCGCACTGGCGCGGGGAGGCCCGTGGACGGTCGACGGCGAGTAGGGTATGATCGGGCATGACCTATCGTGTGCGGCTCAAGGGTGAGAATTGGAGGGTGGATGCCGGCGTCCGCGACGGACAGCAGCACGGCTACGATGAGTTTGGAAACCTGGTCGTCGTTGTCGAGTTCGCGCCCCGGTATCGCTACCTCGTGGGCAGCCCGGCCGAGGCCGACGATGTCGCGGTCTGGCACGTGTCGCCGGAGTTTGCGCAGCGCCAGAAAGCCCTGGTCGAGTGGGAGTTGAACGGTCACCAGTGTCATGGAGAGGCGTGATGGGTGGCAATATCATAAGCCTTGCGGATCGCCGCGCCGGTCGATTGGCATCTGGAAAGGCCAAGTGCCTTGCGTGCAAGCATGAGTGGGTTGCGGTGGTTGAGTGCCCAGCCGTTGACCTAGAGTGCCCCGAGTGCGGATGCAATCGCGGTGTGTATAAGGGCGCGTTTACGGCGAGTGAGGGTGACGCTGTTTTCACCTGCAACTGCGGGAATACGTTGTTCGAGTATATCGCCAAGAGGGACGGCCGGCATTTTCCAATGTGCATAGGGTGTGGTGAGTGGGCGGTGATGGAATGAAAGTAGAGCCTCCTCATAAAATAGTTGTTGATGGTCGGGAGTGGAAAGAATTTCTATTGGAATTTGATGGCCCGGACGGCACGTTTGGTTTTAGCATCATGGCGATTTCTCATGATCACGCCGTCGAGCTTTGCGAAGATATGAAGAAAACTGTTCGGGTGCTTGGCGAGTCAGGCGGTAAGGTGTGCTTATGACTTCCGGTCTTGGCTCTTTCTCCACGGACGACCCGTTCGACCTGCCGCTGCCCAGAGCCGACGAGGGCGCGTACACACAGCAGGACGCCACGTTCGTTGTCGAGTATTTGCGCCGCGAGGGCCAGTCGGATGCGGCTGTCGTGGCCTGCATCAACGCACGCCTTTCACGGCCACATGAGCATATCGCCCGCACGGCGGAGTGGATGTTGTCGCGCCCGGAGATCAAGGCGGCCATCGCGACAGCCAGAGAAAGCTTCAAATCTCAGGTGCCGGTCAGCGGCGAGGTTACGCGGGATACGATCACGGCGGACGTTGAGGACATCTTCAAGATGGCCAAGGACGACCGGCATTATCCTGCCGCTCTGAACGCGAAGAAATTGCAGGCTGAGTTGCACGGACTTCTGAAGCAGGATATTCAAGTCACGCATCGCCACATGGCCGTGCTGCCGGATGAGGAATTGGAGCGCATCGCCGCCAAGGCGTCCACAATCGACGGCGAGTTCAAGCGCATTGAATGACAGACAAGCAGATCACGCCCGAGCAGGCCGCCACCGAGTTGCTGAAGCGCCGCCGCGCCAGAGAGCGCCTCGCGTCATATATTGAGTACGTCAGCGATAAAACACCCGCGCGGCATATGCGATTTCTGTGCGAGCGCGTCGAGGAAGTCGCGGCCCGCAAGAAAAACAGGCTCATGGTCTGCATGCCGCCGGGGCACGCGAAAAGCTTTACGCTGAGCCATCACTTCCCGGCGTACTACCTCTCACATAATCCAAGCCATAACGTGATCTTCGTCACGCATACGGACAGCTTCGCCGAGACATGGGGGCGGAAAGTCCGCAACCTCATGCTGACCGACGAGCACAGGATATTGTTTCCGAGCATCAGCGTGTCGGATGACAGCCGTGCTGCGGGCAGATGGGACACAAACGCAGGCGGCTCGTACTATGCCGCAGGCGTGGGCTCCAGCGTGACCGGGCGCCGGGCGGACTGCATAATTATCGACGACCCGCTCAGAGGCATCGAGGACGCGAACTCGCAACTCATTCGAGATAACTTGTGGGATTGGTACGGCGCTGACTTATACACACGCTTGAAGCCGGACGGCGTGATCATCCTGATTCAAACACGCTGGCACTTGGATGACTTGGCGGGGCGTCTGATCGCGGCTTCTAATACGGCTTACGGCGATAAGTGGCATCAGATCATACTGCCCGCGCTGGCTCTTGATAAAGACCCGCTTGGCCGTCAGCCCGGTGAGGCGCTCTGGCCGGAATGGATGAACGAGGAAGCGTTGCAGCGGATCCGCAACCAGCCGTCGATGACGGCGCGGTTCTGGGCGTCGCTGTATATGCAGTCGCCGGTCGTCGACGGTGGGAATATTATTAAGAGAAACTGGTTCAAGATTTGGAATCAGCCGTCGCCGCCGAAGTTGAAAATGGTGTTGCAGTCCTGGGACACGGCGGTCACAAAGCATGACAAAGCGGCGTACTCGGTGTGCCTGACCTGGGGCGTGTTCGAGGAGGGCGACACTGGGCTGTGGTCGATGATCTTGTTGTCGCGGTGGCGCGGACAGGTCGAGTATCCCGAGTTGCGCAAGATGGCGAAGCGTCTGGCGCGGAATTATCTGGATACGAATATCAACATTCCAATGGATGCGTCGATTGTCAGGAAGCCTGACATGGTGCTGATCGAAGATGCGCCCGTGGGTAAGCCGCTGATCTCGGATTTGTCGCGGGCCGGGATTACAGTCACCCGGTTTCCCGTCAATAAGCATGGCGACAAGGATACGCGCTTGATGGTGTCGACGGATATTCTGGAGAACGGCCGCGTTTACGTTCCAGGGCAGCCGCCGAATTTTACGATACCGAAAAAGTGGGCCGATGATTACATCACAAGCGTTTGTACCTATCCGGCGTCGGCGAGTCGAGACGACGTGGACGCGACGAGCATGGCGATTATTCGCATCAAGCAGTCTGGCTGGGTGCGTAACAGCGAGGACGAGCAGCCCCCGGTCTATGTCTCTGTTGACGCTCCGCGCGAAGCAATTTATTGACGCGACACCAAAAACAAGTATAATACGCGCCTCTCGTTTCGTTGAGAGTCCCTTTAAAACTTGACCCCGCAATCTCCCGATGGCGGGGTTCTTTTTTGGCCGTATTGCATTGCTTGCTATGCTATGTTAAGGTCGCCATACCATCACTGGTATGACAGACGAAAGCATGCCCCCAGCAAAGCGCAGAGCAGGCTTGAGCGTGGCCGTCCCCGTTGCCGCAGGCGATGGGCTGCCCATTTATGATGAAGTGCCTGAGTCGGACGAGATCGACGTTGAGGTTGATGTCGTAGCGCCCATGACGGCCGATGGCAGCGTCCTTGAGGACGCCGACGGCGGCGTGGTCGTCGACTTCTCCCCCCCACAAAACCCAGCCACTTCTCCCGAGGCTCTCCTGCATGGCGCGAACCTCGCGGAGTACATGCCTGAAACCGCGCTCAATTCCCTGTCCGAGCAGTTGATGGCTGCGGTGGACCAGGACAAGGAATCGCGGGCGGACTGGGAATCAATGATGACCGAGGGGATTCGTTACCTCGGCTTGAAATTCGAGGACCGTACTTACCCCTTCCCCGGCGCTTCCGGCGTGTTCGACACCCTGATGCTGGAGGCCGTGATCAGGTGGCACGCCACAGCCACTGCGGAGTTATTGCCTGCCAGCGGACCCGTCAAGACGCAGATCATCGGCATACCGGATGAGCGAACAGAGGCTCAGGCGTCGCGCGTCAAGGAGTTTATGAACTATTACCTGACGGAAGGCGCGCCGGAGTACGTCGAAGAAAACGACCAGATGCTGATGTGGCTGCCGCTGATGGGCAGCACGTTCAAGAAAACCTATCAAGACCCGATCCTGAACCGTCCCGTGTCGACCTTCGTGTCGGCCAACAACCTGATCGTGAACTACGGCGCGACGGATATTGATACCGCCCCGCGCGTCACGCACGTCTTTAAGTTGACGCTTAAAGAATTGAAGATGCGTCAGATCACCGGGTTCTATCGCGACGTTGAGCTTGGGGCTCCGGGCGAGTTGAACCCCAGCGAAACCTCGGACGCGATCAGCGAGAAAGTTGATGAGGTCCAGGGCACGCAACGGATTGACAGTGAAAATCCAGACATGGGCACGAACTATGAGTTTCGTGAAATCCATGTCGACATTGATCTTGAAGGCTTTGAGCACAAGTCAGCCATAGAAGGCGACGAGGGCGGAGAGCCCACCGGGCTGCCGCTACCATACATTATCACGATTGAAGTCAACAGCCGAAAGGTCATGTCCATCCGCCGCAACTGGCGCGAGGGCGACGCGACCTACGAGAAAATCCAATACTTCACGCACTTCAAGTTCGTGCCTGGATTGGGATTCTACGGCATTGGGTACGCCCACATTCTCGGCAACCCGGCCAAGGCGGCGACGGCGTTGCAGCGGCAGATGATTGATGCCGCGACGCTTGAGATGTTCCCCGGCGGCCTGCGCGTGAAAGGCATGCGGCTGGGCGAGAACAACAAGATGATCGCGCCCTGCGAGTTCATCGAGATCGACACGGGAGGCTTGCCGATCAATCAAGCCGTGTCGCCCATGCCGTACAAGGGGCCAAGCGACGTGTCCCTGGTTCTTTGGGAGAAGGGCCGCGAGAACGCCATGCGGTTGGCCGGTGGCTCGGAAATCGCCGTTGGCGAAGGGCGTCAAGACGCCCCGGTCGGCACGACGGTCGCGCTGCTTGAGGCTGCCAACCGTGCACAGTCCAGCACGCTGAAGAATTGCCATCGGTCGTTCCGCCGTGAGTTTAAGTTGATTGCGGCCCTGTTCGGTCAATACCTGCCCGACCTGCCGTATCCGTTCCCGGTTGCTGGCGGCGAGAAAGCCATCATGCGGGCGGACTTCAGCAACAATATCGACGTTATCCCGGTCAGCGACCCCAACATTACTTCCTCGGCCCAGCGTATGATGCGAGCCGAGGCGCTGCTGCGCATGGCGACGCAAGCGCCGAACTTGCACAACCAGTACGAAGCCTACAAGCAGATGTACGTGGAGATGGGTGTTGACCCCGGTAAGATCGAGCGCCTGCTGCCTCCGCCGCAGGAAGCGGTGCCGCTCGACCCGCTGACCGAGAACCAGAACGCTCTGATTGGCAAGCCGCTCAAGGCTGCGGTTTGGCAGGACCACAACGCGCATATTATGTCGCACCAGCCGCTGGCCGAGAACGTGCCGTCGATGCAGGCCCACATTGCCGAGCACATGGCTCTGCAAATGCGCGTGAACGTGGAGAAGCAGCTTGGCATTCAGTTGCCGCCCGAGACAGCGCAGTTGCCGCCTGAGATACAGAACCAGATCGCCGTCCTCGTCTCACAGGCCATCCAGCAACTCAACGCGCCCAAGGCCGACAACCCGACGCCAGAGCAGATCATGATGGAGGACTTGCGCGTCAAGGCCCTCGGCGTCCAGAAGAAATGGCAGGAAACTCTCGCCAAGCAACAGGGCGAAGCCTACAAGGCGCGCATGCAGTTTATCACCGAGGAGCGCAACCGGGAGTCGCGGGAGCGTATTGCGGCCATGAAGGAACAAGCGAGAGAGATTGACCGGCGAGCGCAACGCGCCGAGCGTGCAGCCGCTGCATTTGGTAGGCGCGAGAAATTCTAGGAGAACAGTGATGAAATCAGGTAAGTACAATACGCAGTACCGCAAGGGCGCTGCGATGATGCCGGAGATCATGGCGCTCAACCGTGATCGCATGCCCGCTGGCCGCGCGGCCGGCACGATGCCACCCGCGGCCCCCGTGATGTCGCGCCGCTCTCAGCCCGCAAACGCGCTGCGCTTTGCCAAGGGCGGCAAAGTGAAACACAGCGACGAGGCGATGGACAAAAAACTCATCAAGAAAATGATTGAGCAGACCAAGCACAAGATGCCCAAAAAAGCCCACGGCGGGAAAGTCAAGGGCTACGCCGCTGGCGGAGTCGCAAAAATGCGCAAGGGTGTCGCCGATAAAAGCGGTGCGCCCAAGAGGCAGCCGCGCGGCAAACTCGTGCCGGGGCACTGATGCCATCCAAGTCAAAGGCTCAGTTTCGTCTATTCCAGGCCGCTGCTGCCAAGCCTGCACTCGCACGCAGGTTGGGCATCAAGCCAAAGACAGCAAAGGAGTGGGCATCTGAGGATCGCAAACGCGGTGCGAAAGGATTACCGGAGAAGAAAAAATGAACATGGACGATCTGCGGCAGACAGTCGTCAAGAGATTGCGCGGTGAAGCTGACAGCAAGGTGAACAACTCCATCAACTTGCGGTCCGGTAGTTTTTCTTCGGTCGATCAGTACGCAGTCGCGGTGTCTGATCTTTTATCAGAGGCGCGCGGACTCGCCCGCGCCATTGAAGTTATCGACATCGAGTTCAAAAAATTATCGCAGCCGGAAAAGGCCAACCAGGCTGACGATGTTGCCAAGGCCAAACCTGACAGAGAGGTGTATTGATGTTTGAGGAAGCAACAAATGTGAGACCCCTTCCGTTTGTTGAGGAGCATGAAGAACAGAAAGCGCGTGAGTTGATCGACGCCGACTTTCTGAAGATGACCGGCAAGACTCTGAATTTTCGTCCCGCCGGTTACATGATCCTCTGCAAAATTTGGGTGCGCCCGGAAGAATACAAGAAGGTAAAGCGCGAGGATGGGACGGAGGCCACAATCTGGATTCCGCCGAGCGCCTCGCAAGAGGATAAGTACCAGTCAGTCTCGGCGCTCGTCTGCGGCATTGGTCCGCTGGCGTTTCGTGATCGTGAGACTGGCAAGATGTGGCATGGCGGTCCTGTGTGTAGGATCGGCGACTGGATCGCAATACCTCGATACGAGTCAGCATTGCTGTCCTATCGTGGCGTCGCTATGGCTTTATTGCCGGACGACCGCATCTACGGAGTAATTGAAGACCCGGCTGATTTGCGCCCCGCACATTTGGCCGACAAATTCTAGGAGCCAATACGATGGCAGACAAAGACACACAGGCTGGCGCTGCGGCCGAGGTTGAAAAGCAGCAACAACTTCCGCAGACCGATGGCGAGGAGTTGTCGGAGATTGAGGTTGAACTTGACGGCGAAGGTGACGGAGAGGCCGCTCCCGCCGCCGCTGCCGGTGAGGCCGCGCCTAATGGCGCTGATGCTGGTGAGGGTGAGGGCGACGCCCCCAAGCCAAAGAAAAAGCGCGCCACTGAAACCATCTCGCGGCTGAAGAATGAGAACCAGCAGATCACCTCGTATGCTGCGCGCATGGAGCAGGAGCTTGCTGAGTTGCGTCAGCGTGCTCAGTCTCTTGAGGCGAAAAGCATTGAGAACGAGCGTGTCGGCATGGAGCAGTACAGCGCACGGCTGAAGTCTGACCTGGCCTCTGCGGAAGCACGTTTGCAGAAAGCACATGAAGAACAGGACGTTAAGGCGATCTCCTCGGCTACAGCGGACGTGGCCAAGGCTTCTGCGGCTCTGGCTGATGTCGAGGCGTGGCAGACGGATTTCAAAAACCGTCAAGAAGCCGTTAAACAAAAGCAGGCGCAGCAAACAACTGAGCGTCCGCAAACACAGCAGAAAGCGGCTACGCTCAGCGAAGCGACGCGGGCTTGGATCGATCAAAATGACTGGTTCAATCCTCAGTCTGAGAATTTCGACGATGCCGCACATATCGCCGTAGCTGGGTACGCAAGTTCTCTTGAGGGCAAAATCGCCAGAGGGCTTTTGAACTACAAGGTCGAGTCCCAGCAGTATTGGGACGCGATTAACGAGTTCGTCGCCAAACGGTTCCCGGAGCACGCTTCCGGCTACGCGGACGATGACGAGGAAGATGAGCCAGTACAGCCCACAAGGAGAGTTCCACAAATGTCGAAAGGCGGCTCTCCCGTGGCTGCGGTGCGCGGCCAGCAGGCCATTCCAGGCCAAACCAAGCAATCGGCCGATAAGGTTAAACTAACTTCCGAGGAACACGGGCTGGTCAAGCAGATGGTCGGCAATGGCGCAATGCTCTACCCCAAAGGCCATCCAAAGTTCGGGCAGCGCATGGACATGACGGACGCGCTCAAGACATTTGCTCGGCAAAAGCAGCTAAACCCCCCTCGCAACCCACGATAGGAGCCTGAATCATGGCAACACAACGCCGCACACAAACCCGCGCCGCCGCGTCCCGCAAGGCTGATATGCGCACGATGCCGAAGCCCCACTACCAGTCTCGGCTGCACGTACCACAGCACGCCGTTCCTACGGGCATGACGTATGCATGGGTTCGCGTGGCTACGCGCAACGAGCCGGACCCGACGAATTGGCAGAATAAATCCATCGGCGGATGGAAGCCCGTTCCCCGTGAGCGCCACATTGAGTTGTTCCCCTATGTGCCGGTTGCCGGCCTGGAGCAGAACGCCGAGATCATCAACGTCGGCGACCTTATTCTCTGCGAGAAGCCCACCGCCGAAGTGCAGAACGATCGCAAGCAGCAGGAGCGCGAGACCCGTGAAACCCTGGAGTCCATCGAGTGGACCCTGGACGGACCCGCTGCGGCGCCGACGTTCAACGAGTCCAGCCGCGTGCAGGTTGAGCGCGTCGTGGCCGAGTTCCAGGATGACTAATCTATGGGGCGGTTTCGGGCATCCGGCATTGCCTGCTCCTCTGTCAAGCGGGTGGTGCCGCTGCGAGGGGTCGCTCGGAGCCGCCCCGCCAGTTTTCGTGTTGACGCAAATAGAGCGATAGTATAGTTTGCTATCCATTGAGGGGTACGCTGTGGGGAGTGTTCCTCTCTCCCGATGAACGTCACGTATCGTTCCCTGGCTTCCTGCCTTGTACGACGGCGATCACGTTATTCGCTCGGTTCTGCACCGTTACGCAGCCACTGAAATGTCGAACAACAGGAGTCAACCATGACTTATGGCACGAACGCTCCGCGTGGCTTGCAGCCGGTCAACACTGGCGGCGGCTATACGTGGAACGGCCAGATCAACGAATATCCCATTACCGCAACCTACGCCTCGTCGATGTTCACGGGTGACCCGGTGACTTTGGCGACCGATGGCACCGTGATCCGCGGGAGCGCTACCAACTCGGTGCTCGGCGTGTTCATGGGTTGCAAGTACATCCCTTCGACCAACAGCAATGGCACCGTGGCTTTCCCCTACTGGCCTGGAAACCCTGGCGTTCTCTCCGGCAGTACGCCGGTCGCTTTGGTCATCGACGACCCGATGGTGCAGTACACCATTCAAGAGACTGACGCTGCGGGCGCCTCCGGCACGCCGCTGACGCAAGCCTCGGTCGGCATCAACGCCAACTTCCTCTACACCGCTGGCAACACTGCGAACGGCCTCTCGGCTGTGTCACTGAACAACGCCTCGACGGCGACCACGCTGACGCAGAACCTGAAGATTGTTCGTTTGGATCCCACGGTCGGCAATACCACGGGCGCGTTCGCGAACTGGATCGTCCAGATCAACAACGACGTCTACAAAGCCGGCAGCGTGCGGCCGTAACGGTTAGGGAAAAGGAGCCATCACATGACTATCAACACTGGCGCAATCGCCAACCTGCTCCGTCCCGGCCTCGCGGCTGTGTTCGGAGACTATCCGATGTACCCCATGCAGTGGTCTGAAATCTTCGAGACTCAGACATCTGACAAGGCGGTTGAAATCGAAGTCGAAACCAAACTGCTTGGTTTGGCCTCGATCAAAGCCGAAGGTGCTGCAACGCAGTACCAAGACATGGGCCAGCGGTATGTGACCAACTACGTGCACCGCTACGTATCCATCGGGTTTATCATCACCCGCCAAGCCATCAAGGACAACCTGTATCAGTCACGGTTCCCCTTGCAGGCCAAGGCGCTGAAAAACTCGATGATGCAGACCAAGGAGGTTCTCGGCGCCTCGGTTCTGAATAACGGGTTCTCGGCCAGCTTCCCGATCGGCGACGGTCAACCCCTGTTCTCGACGGCTCACCCCATTGATACCGGGACGGTGGCCAACACCTTCACGGTGCAGGCCGACCTGAACGAGACTTCACTTCAGGACGCCATCGTCGGCGTGCAGCGCTTCAAGGATCAGGCCGGTCTGCGCGTCATGACCAAGCCGGTGAAACTGGTCGTTCCCACTGAATTGCAATGGACGGCTGACCGTCTGCTGCACTCTCAGTTCCGCACCGGAACCGCGAACAACGACATCAGCGCTATCTACAACACCAGCGCTGTGCCGATGGGGTATCGTGTCAACCACTTCCTGACCGACACCAACTCCTGGTTCCTGCTGACTGACGCCCCCAACGGTTTCAAGCACTATTCGCGTGAAGCGTTGGAAACGGACGTTTACACCGATTTTGACACCGACAACGTGAAGGCCAAGGCGCTGGAACGTTATTCCTTCGGGTGCTCAAATTTCCGTGCGAGTTGGGGCAGCTCGGGCTCGACTTAGGTCGCATGAGATGAAATTGGGCCGCGACGTTCATCGCGTTGCGGCCCTTCATTCAGGAGAAACAGAATGACTACCTTTGGCGATCAACTTAAGTCGGGCAGCGCGTATTACTCGCGCGCTACGGCAACGACTTCGATGAACTACATTCAAGGCTTTACAGACCTTGAAACCTCTGGGGTTCCTGTTGCCCAGCAAACCATCTACTTCATGAACGCTCCGATTGCGGCCACAGCGACTGCGATTGCGAGCACGACGGCGACGGCTGGCGGCACACTGACGGCCAGCGGACCGCTTGTTTCAGGGGGCGTCGGTCAACTCGACTACCCGCGCTGCTTGGCGATTACCTGCACCTCGAACCTGGCGACCACGACGTTCACCATCCGCGGCACCGATGGTTACGGCGCTGGGCTGACATGGTCTGGCGCTGGTCCGACAACGTCAGCCACAGTGTTCACTTCTGTCGCGTTCAAGACCGTTACGACCGCTTCTGTTGTGGGCCTCGTCACCTCAACCGTGCAGATCGGCACCACGGACACGTATGGTCTGCCGTACTATGCGGCATCTACCAACCGCGTTCTCGGCGTGTACGTCGATGGCAACCCCTTGGCCTCTTGCACTGTGACGGCTGGCCTGACGGCCACTGGCACGGCGACGGCCACCACGGCAGACGTGCGCGGCACCGTGGCTCTGGCGACAGCGTTCATCGCAAACGCAAGCCGGAACTACGCGATTGTCATGGTCGCGCCGGACGTTAACATTTCCAAGTCGATTGACGATAAGGAGCACACATACGGAGCCACTCCGTACTCAGCTTAGTTAGTGGCACCCCTTTGACAGAGAGGACTAACGTGAACCAACAGACTTCCGTACCGCGCCCTCGCAAGGCCGTGAATATTATCGCTATGGGCTCCAGCCGTGACGACTTCATGGCTGGTATGCTCCAAGAGCAGCGTAACGATATGTTTCACAACGCTGAGACTTGGGCGATCAATTACATGGCTGCAATAATGCCCTGTGACCGTGTCATTCATGTCGACCCGGTCCATGCGTTTTTGCAGTACCCTGTTGTGAAACAGATGTGTGACAACGCCCTGAAATGGGGCGTTCCGTTCTACACGTCGGCCCCCCATCCGGCGTACTCGAACCACGTCATGTATCCGTTCCACAAGGTCCATGAGTTCTTCAAGAGTACGTACTTCAACACGACGGTTGCCTACACCTTCGCGTTGGCTCTGATGGAGGGGTACACGGACATCGGGTTGTTTGGTTGTGACTTCAGCTACCCCAATATCCACATCGCGGAGTCTGGGCGCGCCTGCGTTGAGTTTTGGATGGGACAGGCCGCAAGTCGCGGAGTCCGCATCGCCATCGCCGGCCACTCGACGTTGATGGATATGCGCGAGTCTGTTGACTGGAATGGGCAGAAAGTCGCGCAGCCTTATGGCTTCTGGTTGGATCCGAACGTGCCCCCTGCGATGGGTGGTAAGTTGATGCACCCGGAGGAGATGGTCAAATACGCCGCGGAGTGGCAGCCGTTCGGCGCACGCAAGAGCGAGGTTCAAGCCAATGAGACCAGTATCGTACCAATTCGCGGCGCCGTCAGTTAACGCGATCTGCGCGACACAGACGACGACGGCCACTGACCAGAAGCTGAACATCAACGGCACTCTGCGCGACTACTCGCTTCTCCCTTACGGCATCTCTCAGGCGAGCCTTGGCGACGGCATCCAGCGCACGATCACGATTACCAGCACCGGGAATATCAGCACTAGCACGTTCGCGGTGTCTGGCATTACCGTGCAGGGCGTCTCCCTGACGACATCGTTTGCGGGGCCGACCGGATCGAATACGGTATCCTCGGGAACAGAGTTTGCGCGGATTACGCAGATCAGCGTGGGCACCCTCGCAACGTCGGCGTTTACAGTCGGGACGGGCGCGGCTGGGACGGGGAATTGGTATCAGTGCGATTACTTCCAGACGCGGTTCAATGTTCATGCCGCGGTGGTGATAAGCGCCACGACGGCTGCGGTCACTCTGCAAAACACTTCCGCTGATCCAAACTCATCTTCATTCTCGACGGCGTCGATCTTCACGCTTTTGGCCGCGAGCACGACGAGCACGCAAACGAACATTGCATCACCGGTTGCGTTTATCCGGCCCATTTTCGCGGCCACGTCAGCGACATCCACGACTGCGGCAGCCAACGTCATTCTCATCCAAGAGGGGAATTAATGGCTCGTGAGCGCACGAATGAAATGCGCGGGATTACGGTGTCTGGCGGCTATAAGTTGCCCGCATCGCGTGGCGCTGGCCTGACNNCGGCGCACAGGCAGCAACCTCAAGCCGCCCGCGCCGAACCCAAAAACTAAAACGGATGCGGGGCGCAAGAAATCGTTTTGCGCGAGGTCAAGAGGCTGGACAGGTGAACGCGGCAAAGCCGCACGACGTAGGTGGAAGTGCTGACATGGGGCGGGCAAAAACGAATTGGATTAAAGGCGCAATCGGGCAAAAGGGCGGCTTGCACAAGAGCCTTGGCGTTCCGATGGGCCAGCGCATCCCCAAGGCGATGATCCGAAAGGCGGCTCAAGCCGGAGGCAAGAAAGGGCGGCAAGCCAGATTGGCGATGACGCTTTCGCGGTTGAGAAAAAAATAAATGGCGACGAGTGGTACGCGCACGTTTGGTTTTAATACTGAAGCCTTTGATGTCATCATCGAGGCATGGGAGAGGTGCGGCCGCTACGGTTCTCAGTTATCTGGCAATGACATTGACAGCGCAGTGCGCTCGCTCAGCTATCTCATGCAGTCGGACTGGTCGAACCGGCAGCCGAACCTGTGGACGATTGCGCAGCGCACCGAGGCTTTGGTTGCGGGACAGCAGAGTTTCGACCTGGAACCATACGACATCTACATCACCGAAATGGCGACGCGACAGACTTCCGGCGGCGTGAATACGGATTTGATTATTGGGGCTATGAGCCGGTCCGAGTATCTGGCCATTCCGAACAAGGCCCAGCAGTCGTCGCGCCCCACGCAATTCTATTTGCAGCGCACCATCGCCCCCACCGTGTTCCTCTGGCCCACACCGCAGGACGCCAGCATCACGATTGTCTACAACGTGGCTCAGATGGTGGAGGACGTTGGGGCCACGTCTAACACGCTTGACGCGCCGAACCGCTGGTTCGATGCGCTAGCTGCGGAGTTGGCTGCGCGTCTGTCCTTGAAGTGGGCCCGTGAGCGTTACGCTGAGTTGCGGGCCGATGCGGACCGGGCCTATGGCGCTGCGGCAGCGGAGGATACCGAGAACGTGCCGATGCGCATTACACCCGACGTTTGGGGTCGGAGGTTCGGCTAATGTCGCAACTCTCTCCCCTTAACCGCAAAAGGCGCGCAAAGCCTGTAATCGACTTCAAAGACCCTCGGGCTTTGGCGATCTGCGATGGCTGCGGGTTTTTGGTGAACCACGATCACCTGCGCGAGAAGGTTCAATATCGCGGCGGCTCCGTTCCGGTTGGGACCGGATTGTATGTCTGCGCGTCGTGCGATGACGTGCCGCAGCCGTACTTCAAACTGCAAATCCTGCCGCCCGACCCGGTGCCTGTGATGAACCCGCGTCCCGACGACGGCAAAGGAAAATCCAGCGGGTACGGTTATCTCAGCACGGGGGTCTCGGGGCAATATCTGGTGACAAGCCCTGATCCGTGGTCTTGGGAGTGGATGGCGTCGATCAATCCGGGAGAGGCGCGATGACCACGGCCACTGAAGTCACGGGAAATGCTGTTACGCTGAACCAGTTGCCGACGGCGACAACGCCAGTCGCTGGTGCTGACGTTATTCCCTATCAGACCGCGACAGGCACCTATGTGTTCCAGGCGACCGTCGCGGAAGTTGGAAACGCGATTGGCGTATTCACGGGCTCTGGCGCGCCGACATCAACCACGGTCACTCATCCTGCAATTTACCTTCGCACAGACGGCAGTACGACAAACGACAGAGCGTACATCACAACATCAACGGGCGGCTGGGTCGCCTTCATCACCGCTTCATAGGTGAGTCATGGCAATCACGATTAAGTCATTTGCGACAACGGTTTCAACATCCACGGCTCTAACGGCTGTAAACGCGGCAACGGCCACGGGCGTTACGGGCTGGGCGCTGGGGCTCACGGTTGCGGTCACTGCGACGACGAACCAAACCGCGTATGTTGACGTTACGCGCTACAACGGCTCATCGCACTACTACATCGTGCGGCAGGCCCCCGTATTCCCAGGCTCGTCGATTGCGGCGGTTGCAAAGGAAAACCCGCAGTCGTTTGCATCCGGCTATCAGTTCTATGTTGCGATCACGTCCACGGGAACCCCTGTTGACTGCAACTTGTCAGTTGTGGAGATCACCTAATGTCAAACGCATACATTGGTCGCACACCTGGCAGTGGGCCAGTTACGGTATTCGTTCCGCTTTCAGGTTCGACGGCGAGCACCCCAAGCATCACTGTGACCGCGACGACGGCGGCGGCCGGAGGCACGGTGATCCACACCGCTGACGCCCAGGCCACCGACATGGTCTATGCGTATGTCACGAATAACAGCGCCGGCGCACTCACGGCATATGTGCAGATGGGTAGCACAGCGACGACATCATCGCACCCCATCACCATCGGAACCGGAAACTGGGTTCTGGCCATTCCGGGCTGGCCGATCAGGTCGTCTGGCGTCGTTGGGATTTGGACGACGGCCACGACTGGTCTTGTGGTTGATGGATATGTTGCGAGGACATTGACATGACTTGGCCATTTCCGCCTGTAGTACAGCCAGCGTCAGGAGGCGGTCCGTTTTCTTTTTACGGATCTCCTGGCCCCACATACATTTCTGGTCGTCGTTATCTTTCGAGCGTTTACACAATCGGTCAGGGCGGAGCCGGTCTGGGGACGACGTCGACGAGACTCTACTATATGCCAATCTATATATGGGAGGCGCATACTTTTACGGGCGCGTCCATGTTTAATTCCGGCGTTGGTGACAACGGAGATACCTTGAGGCTCGGGCTCTATACGCATTCCGCGACGAACGGCCCGACATCTCTTGTGATTGACTTTGGTGAGATCACTCTAACTGGAGCTGCTGCTGAAAGAGTATTGTCAAGCAGCGTTTCGATCGGTTCTCCTGGATGGTACTGGATTGCTTTCCATTCAAATCAGGCGCTTGACGTTTATCCTGGAGTTATTGCCGGTCAAGAAATATCAAATGCGGGTCGTTACCCTATTGCTTTCCAGGGCTTCTTTGGTGACTTCGCAACTCCAGGAATCAGTGCCTCGCAGATGATTGCGGCTTGGTACGTCGATACGGCCTATGGAGCGCTTGCATCGACCGCCGTTGCGCCCACAGCGAGAACGACTCCTGCGCCATTGGTTTGGCTTATCGGTTAGGTGTCACATGGCACAAGTATTTTATTATAATCCAGACGGCACGATCAATCGAGTTGAGGTGGTTCCAGATCCTCCTAAGTTCCCGGTTCGCCTGAGCAAGACGGCCTTTATGGATCATACAATCGAACATCTTGGAAGCATTGATCGCTTTATGCAAGTGTTCGAGGCATGTCGAGATAGCACGCACCCGACTTATGGCCCAACGCTGCGTTACGCTTATGAGCGGTATAAAGCTGCAACAATTTTGGACAAAGATGTTGCCGCTCAGCTTTTTAGCGTTATGCGCCTCGCTGGTTTGATTACGCAGAAAGAACTTGACGACGAAATAGACAACTGGCCTGAACAATAATGCCCGCTGAGTTAACATTCACGACGCTCAAGGCCCGCATCCGCGATTACATTGAACGCGGCTCTGCGGCCTATGACTTGAAGGTGGATGAAAACCTTCCCACGTTCATCAACTTGACTGAGCGCCGGATGGCGCGTGAGTTGAAGATACAGGGGTTTCAAGAGGTCGTGACAGCGCAGATGATTGTTTCTCAGGCGGTGTACCAGAAACCGGACCGCTGGCGCGAGACAATCTCCATCAACTTCGGCACAAACCTTGGCACCGCGACCACGTTTAACCAACGCACGCCATTGCGCGAGTTGTCATATGAGGCGCTGCTGCAATACTGGCCTAACCGCACAGTGACTGGAACCCCGAGGTTCTATGCGGACTACAATTATCAGAATTTCATTTTCGCGCCGACGCCATCTCAGACGTTCCCGTTCGAGTTGCTGTACTGGCAACTACCGCCATTGCTGGACGACAGCAATCAGACGAATTGGCTGACCGAGTACGCGCCGAACGCTTTGCTGCACGGATGCCTTGATGAAGCCTACTCGTTCCTGAATAACAACGATCAGAAGGCGAAGTACAAGGCCGAGTACGACCGCGATATGGCTGCGTTGAGCGGTGAGGATTTGCAGAAGATTCTCGACCGCTACTACAAGAGGACAACGTCGTGACCACGTACACAGATACATTCAGCGCAGGCACGATCCAGGCCGTCGATGTCTCGTACAAAGCCTACACGGCGACGGCGAGTATCACGCTGGTCTGGCCTATTGAGGCTGCGCCTAACAACAATGTCGTCGCGATTAAAAACGACGTGTCGTTCACGGTCAGCGGCCAGCAGGTCGTGATGCCGAGCGCGCTTCAGGTGTCTGTGGGCGCAGCCCCCCTGTTCAATAACGTCGGCGCTCAAGCTTTCGATGTCGTGACCGCGACGGGCGGCGCGATCATTACAGCAACGTCCGGTGCGGCGTGGCAGATATACCTGACCGACAACTCCACGATTGGCGGCTCATGGCGTTCGTATCAGGCTGGCGCTGGCACGTCGTCGGCAAGCGCGGCTGCGCTTGCTGGATACGGCCTGATTGCCATTACGAATACGCTGAACCAGGAGTATGACGTTTCCTCATTCAGTACGGCGACCACGTTCTTTGCCACTGACCGCGCCTCGTTCCGCAACTGGACGGGCGGCGCTGGCACGTTGCCGCTGGATAACGCCGCGAACCTAGGCAATGGATGGTTTGTGCGTGTGCGTAACTCAGGCACGGGCGCGATCAGCCTAGACCCTACGGGGGGCAAGACCATCGACGATGGCGCGACCAAGACGCTGAATCCGGGCGACGCCTGTGATGTGTGTTGCGACGGAACTGAGTTTTTCACCATTGGCTTCGGTCAAGATGCTGCGTTCGCGTTCGACTACATTGAGATCGACGTTTCCGGCTCTGGCGACTACACCCTGACTGGAACGGAACTGAACCGTATTGCCTACAAATTTACGGGCATCCTGACGGGCGCGCGCGATATTATTGTGCCGTCGACGGTGCAGCAGTATTGGGTTGATAACAGCACGACCGGGAACTTTGTGTTCGGCGTGCGCACGATCACGCAAGCCTCTCCCGGTGTGCAGATCAACAATGGCTCGACGCGGCAAATCCTATATTGCAACGGTACAGACGTTGTGCTTGGGGACACGGCTGGTCTGAGCTCACCCATCCCCATCGGACAAGGCGGTACGGGCGCAACAACCGCGTCGGGGGCTCGTGCGAACCTGAACGTGCCTAGCGTAGAGGAGTCCGTCTTGTACGGCATTATCTATGGCTAATGAGCAGGTCATTCCCATTCCGCTGCTATCGCAGCCTGGAATCAAGCGCGATGGCACGCGACTTGAGGGGAATTTCTATGTCGACGGCCAATGGGTGCGGTTCCAGCGTGGACTGCCACGCAAGATGGGCGGCTATCACACACTGACCAATCTGCTCGGCGGCATCTCGCGTGGGCTCCATGTGTATGACAGGAGCAACAAGACATACACTCACTCAGGCTCCGCTTCGGTTCTTGAGCGGTTTACCATCGACCCGAATGGCGTGACATCGGCTATCAGCGATCGGACACCCGCTGGCTTCGCGGCTGACGCTGAGAACCAGTGGCAGTTTGACACCATCTATGACTCAACAGGAACCGCGGTTCGGCTGATTGCACATGCGGCTCCGAACGCAAGCGACCTGTCCAGCGATACTGCGACGCCTGTTTATTATGGCGATGTGACGGCCAATGCTGCGCTGACGGCCACGGGATTGCAAAGCGTATCCGGCGGCGTCGTTGTGCTTCATCCTTTTCTGCTGGCGTTCGGATCGGATGGTATCGTTGAGTGGTCTGACCCAAACCAACCCAACACGCCTGACCAAAGCGCTCGGCCGACAGCATCGAAGATCGTGCGCGGGCTTCCCTTGCGCGCTGGCGCAGGTAACGGACCGTCCGGCCTGCTGTGGTCGCTTGATAGTTTGATCGTAGTGTCGTTCGTCGGTGGGACGCCTGTGTTTAATTTCTCGACCGTCAGTTCGCAGAGCAGCATCCTGTCTGCCGCGAGCGTGATTGAATACGACGGTATCTACTACTGGCTCGGGGTTGACCGCTTCTTGATGTTCAATGGTGTTGTCCGCGAAGTCGAGAACAGGCTGAACCTCAACTACTTTTTCGACGGACTGAATTACACGTATCGCAATAAGGTATTCGCAACCAAGGTTCCACGGTCTGGAGAAATATGGTGGTGTTATCCAAGGGGCAATGCGACAGAGTGTACTCACGCTATCATCTACAACGTGCGCGAAAACACGTGGTACGATACCGCCTTACCAGGAAACGGCAGAAGCGCCGCGCAGTTCGCCCAAGTGTTCCGGTCGCCCCTGATGGCCGGAGTGGACCTGCACCCGACATCCGGTAAGTACCGGCTCTGGCAGCATGAGTTCGGCGTCAATGAGTTGGACGGACCCACCGTGCTTGCCGTCGAGAGTTTCTTTGAAACCGCAGAGTTCTCGTTCGGGGCGCCAGATACAGGATTGCCGGGGAGCAGTAACAAGAGCATGGTGGTGAACCGGATCGAGCATGATTTCGTGCAGGTCGGGGACATGACCTTCCAGGCCCGAGGCCGGTGGAACGCGCGGTCAAACGAAATCCTTGGCACCGTCCAGACCTTTACGGCGACGCCCAGCTCCGACATCAACACGCAGACGATCACCCTGCGCGAGAATATGCGGCAGATGCGGTTCCGGTTTACCAGCAACACGCAGGATGGCGACTATCAGATGGGTAAGCCCTTGGTGCATATCCAAGAGGGCGACGACAGGGTGACGGGATGATTATAGACCCCCGAGGACTGACGGTGATGCAGTGGACCGACTACACGGCTGAGAACCTGTGGTCCTGGGGCACCATCCCTAAGCTTTTGGACCCTGCGCGGTGGCAGGAATGGGGCGCTGCGGTCTTGGGTTTGGGTACGCTTTCTGGTATAAATCTGCCCAATCCTTACAATTTCAGCGATTGGCAAGAGTGGGCACAGCGGTTTAACCAGACATTCGATAGCAAGCTATACGGTTAGGGCCATGAATACAGGACTTGCATCTGCTGCGCGTGAGTTAAAGTCGTATGGCCGTGGGCCTGATACGATGCTGGCGCACATCTCGCCCGATGAGGTTAAGTTCCTCGATTACGTCCAGGAGGGCACACGGGTTAATCCTGCGACTGGGCTCCCGGAGTATGGGCTGTTCGGCAAAATCCTCAAGGGTATCGCCCGTGCGGCAGGCGCAGTGGTCGGCTACACGCTGGGCGGTCCTGCTGGCGCGGCGCTCGGCGCTGGCCTCACGACCAAGGCGACGGGTGGCTCATGGAACCAAGCATTGACGGCTGGGGCGCTCTCTGGCCTTGGCTCGTTCGCCGGTAATCTTGCCACTGGCGTGGGAAGCGGCTTAACGTCGGGCGCGAGTTATGGGCCTTTCGCGGTGGGAGCGTCCGGCGCTGCGGCGGCTGGGCTGCCTGCTGGCGCGATGACTGGCCCGATCTCTGGTATTCCTTCGGTTCTCCCGGCTGGATTTACAGGGGCGTCGACTGCGGCCGCGCCGTCTTTCATGTCGTCATTAGGCTCGACCCTCACGTCGGCTCCTGGCGTTGCGGCTGGCCTTGGTGCGTTGTCGACAGGGCCGCGCAACACAGGAGCGAGCGGAGAAGCGCCCGACTTCTACAACCCCCGTCCTGACGTGACGATGGAGGACATCCGCAAGCGGCTCAAGGAAGCAGGCTTCGATCCGGCGCGTGTCACGCTCGCCCCCGTTGATGTCGGCTATCGCTACGGCTACGGGCCGGAAGCAAAGTTCTTCAGCAATGTTAATCCATCGCCGCGAAACTACGCTGATGGCGGCCGCGTTTCAGGCTTGGGGCCTCTCCAGGCAGCCGCGCTGCAAGGCTATATGATGGCGCGGAAGGGGGGTGTTGTAGATCCTGATGGCCCGGGTGGTGGCAAGGACGATCAGATCCAAGCTATGTTAAGCCCTGACGAACATGTTTGGTCTGCCCAAGACACGGCTGATTTGGGGGATGGGTCCAGTACAGTAGGGCACAAGCGGCACGAAGAATTAAAAAAACTTGTTCGCGCTAACGCTGGTCGAAAAAATGTAAAAGGACAAAGCGGAAAGCAAAAAGGTCTTGGCCAATTACTTGAGAAGGCCAAAAGGAAAGCAGCGTGACATGGCCCAGTCGAACACACAAACCGTCTATCAGATTCAGTCGCAACAACTGCCGGCGTGGTACGAGACTTACCTCCAGAACATCGCTGGCCGCGCTGAGGGACTGGCGGATCAGCCTTATGCACAGTACACGGGGCAGCGCATTGCCGAACTGACGCCTGACCAGCAGGCTGCGTTCGCAGCCGTTCGCGGCGGTCCAGGATACCAGCAATACGTCGACCAAGGGACGCGGCTGGCTGAGAATGCCATGGGCATCAATTTCGGTCAGTCTTTGGCGGCAGGGGACCAGTACCTTGGCACTGGTGGTCATTTGCTGCAACAGGCCGCCGCCCGTGATACGGCTGGCTTGTATGACCCTTACGCGACTGAGGCTAGCGGACTGCTGCGGACGGCTGCTGAGCGTGAGGCTTTGGGCTATGCGCAGCCATATGTTCAACAGGCCGTGAACTACAATGGCTTGGCGGCCGCGAGCCCATACCTTGGCGCAGCCTCGCGGACTTTCCCCGGAGCGGCTCAGGAGTACATGAGCCCTTATACGTCGCTGGTGACGGATCGGATTGCCGAGCTTGGCGCGAGGAATTTGCAAGAGCGACTGCTTCCTTCGATCAGCGATGACTTCATCCGTGCCGGCCAGTACGGCTCGACGGCCCAGCGCGACACCATCGGTCGAGCGCTTCGTGATACGCAGGAGGCGGTCTTGGGCGAGCAGGCCCGCAGTCTGGAGTCCGGCTATCGCACGGCTGGGGAATTGTTCAGCTCAGACGCGGCCCGGATGGCTGGGCTCGCCGGTACGGCTGGCAACCTTGGGCTTGGGCAGGCGAACGTCAGCCTACAGGCCGGGCGCACGCTGTCTGATGTTGCTTCTCAGGACTTGGCGCGCAAACTGGCGGCTGGTCAGGAAATCAGCGGGATCGGGCAGTTTACGAGTAGTGCGGCGGCAGCCGATGCCGCGCGTCAGTTGCAGGCCGGACAGACTCTTGGCCAGTTGGGGATTCAGCGCGGCCAGTTGGGTCTCAACGCTGCGCAGGCGGGGGCCGAGAACCTGTTGGCGGGCAGCCGCCAGTTTGGCGTCCTGGGTCAACAGCAACAAGACCAGAACCTGCGTCAGGCCGCGGCTTTGGAGAATATCGGTCAGACCCAGCAGCAGCAACTCCAGCGTAACCTGGACCTTGGCTACAGCGACTTCATGCAGCAGCGCGACTACCCGTGGCAACAGCTTGGAAACATGAGCAATATTATTCGCGGCCAGCAGATCGGCGGCACGACCACAGGGCAAACGCAAACTCAAGGCGGCGGTCCAAGCACGCTTCAGCAGATCGGCGGCATCGGCCTGGGCGTCGCTGGCCTCGCTGGCAGCGGCCTGTTCCGAGCGAAGGGCGGGAAGGTTAAGAAGCCGAAACCCAAGGCGTTCTCGACCTACGGCTCGCTGCCCAAGCGCGGCATCGGCTTCATGGCGGAGGCGGCGTGATGGCGCTCAGCGAGACCCTAATGTGGCAGTCTGTGCCAACTGAACAGTTGGATATGCTGATCGCCGACCCAAGCCAATCTCTTCAGGTGAAGGCGATGGCTGCGCGTGAAAAGCAAATGCGCAGCGGCGCAGGGGCGCGGCAATATCGCTCCCCTCCAGGAATGGAAGCCTATGGAGGGGGAGGTCGGCCACCTATGCGTGCTCCTGCTGAGCCTCAAATCCCCCCCGGCATGGCCATCCCGCGCCAAACAGAGCCTATTCCGATGGAGGCCCCGGTCGGCATCCCGCCTGCTATGGCTGCGCAACGCGCACCGCCGGGATTACCGCAGGTCCAGCCGCCCGCAGAGGAGCAGGAAGTCCAAGCCAGCATCCAGCGTGGGGCGCAGGCGGCTGATGCCACAACGGCCCCCTCTGGCGTTAATCCTGACGCTATGGGCGGTACGGATTGGAACCGTAATTTCCTTGAAATGGTTAAGGCTTATACGCAAGAGGCCGACGACGCTCCGATCAGTCGTGAGGACAAGATGCTTGCGCTGGCGCGGCTTGGCTTCGGGATGGCTGCGTCTGAGAAACCTGGCATCGGCGCGGCACTGGGAGAGGGGGCGATTGGTGCTCTTGACCAACTCCAGCGTTTGAAGGCGGAGAGGGCTGCGCAAGCGGCGCGGCGCGCCCAGATGGGGCTACAAGTCGCGGGCCAGACGGCGCAACTTGGCGTGCAGCAAGAACAACTCGGGCTCCAGAAGCGCGCCCAGGACCGCTTGGCTGCGGCCGAGGAAGCGAAAGCGCCGTTGATCGAGGCGCAGATCGCCAACCTCCGCGCCAGCGCTGCGGCTGACTTGGCGCGCGCCGAGAACTACAAGCAAACCAAGAGCAGCCTTGGCTCGAAGATGGGGCTTGTGCAGCAGTTGATGGATGAGGCCGAGGCCAAAGGCGAGCCGATCACGCTTGAGGAAGCCATACAAAAAACCTTCAAAACGTCGCCTGAAATTACGAAGGCTCAGGCCATTAACCTTGCCATCAAGGCGCGGGAACTGTCGGAAATGTCAGGGACGACCCCTCAGCAAGAGCTTGACGGACTGCTGGCAGAAGCCGATCGCATCAGCGGCGCGGCGCGGGCGGAAGGCGGCACGACATACACTGACCCAAAACAAGTGCAAGCCGATTACGCGAGTGGTAAACTGTCGCGTGCGCAAGCGGAAGCAGAACTGAAGAAACTCGGTCTTGAATAATGGTTGCAACAGCGGCGAGTTTGCTGGACGAGGTTGACCGTCAACGGAAGCCATCGGCGGCCTCGTTGCTGGACGAGGTCGATCGTGCCAAGGCACCCACCGCTGCATCCCTGCTAGATCAAGTCGACGCATCGAAGGCCCCCGTGTCCGAAGGCTACGGCGATGCTGTGCTATACGGACTTGGGCAGCCCCTGCGGAATATTGGTACGACGGCGCGCGTTTTAGGCGCGGAGACTGTGGGGAGCGCCCTTGAGCGTGTGCCGGTGCCCGAAGGATATGCGCCAGCCAGCGAGCGCGTTTTGAAGCCACAAGAGGGTGATTTCGCGCCGTTTGGGATTGGCGTCGGGTCGATACCACGAGCTTCTGTCGAACAGGCTGGCCAGTTGGTTGGCTCGCTACTCTCTCGCGGCGCTGGCGTTGTGGCCGGGGGCGCGATGGCTGGTGCGCCCGGAGCGGTAGTTGGGGGAATTGCTGCACCTACGATTTTCGGAGCAGCCCAGGTCTTGGGTTCCGTGGCCGAGGAGCGCGCCAGAAACAATGGCCGCGAGACGCCGAACCGGGAGGATATTCTGGCGGCTTTCGGCACTGCGGTGAGCAGCGGTCTTATTGATGCTGCAAGTGCGAAATTCCTTAGCGAAGCAAGTGGACCGATTTTGCGCAGGCTTGGCCTTGGCGCTTTGTTTGAAGGCGGCACCGAAGGTGCCCAGAGTGTGGCTGAGCAGACCGGCGCGACTTTGGGCACAGAGGCTGGCCTAGAGGTCAGCCCGCGGCAGGCTGTCGCGGAGGCGCTGATCGGCGCTGGACCTGGTGCTGCTGCCGCTGGCGTGCTTGGCACAAACATTCCACAGCGGCCCAGGATTGAGGAGGAGCCCACTCCCGCCCCACTGACTGACGGCGTCCCGCCTCCAGCGCCCGTAGCGACCCCTGAGGGGTTGCCTGACGCTGACGCAATCGTGGGCCTTAAACTGGACCCCGATGCCGCGCCCACAGATGTGCAGGTACAGCGGTATTTTACGACGCCAGATGGCGATCAAGCGGTCGAGGTGCGCACGCCAGAGCAGGAAACGCTTACGTTCCTGGCCCAAGAATTTCAGCCTCTCGTCACACCCGCGGCGCGGACTGATTACCCCGCGTTCCAGCGAGTC